TGGTGAACTACACCGAGCTTAAAGTAAATATTGAGGACATCTGCGAGCAGTCGTTTACGGACGACCAAATGGCTATGTTTACTCAGCAGGCTGAGCAGGGTATCTATAACTCTGTGCAAATACCTGCTCTGCGTAAAAACCAGACAGGTAACCTCACTATCGCCAACAAGTACCTGATATACCCGACAGACTTCTTATACCCGTTCTCTTTGGCGGTTATTGACGCTGCGGGAGACTACACGTACTTGCTGAATAAGGATGTTAACTTTGTCCGAGAAGCATACCCAAATCCTGCAAGTACAGGGACACCCGTACACTACGGTCTTTTTGATGACACAGCCTTTATCATAGGCCCAACTCCAGACTTAGCGTATGCCGTTGAGTTGCACTACGGGTACTACCCCGAGAGCATTGTTACTGCGGGCACTACGTGGCTTGGCGATGAGTTTGACTCGGCGTTGCTCAACGGCGCCCTTGTTCAGGCAATACGTTTTATGAAGGGCGACCAAGATATGGTTCAGTTGTATAACAAGATGTACGTAGACGCTATGGCGCTACTCAAAAACTTAGGGGACGGCAAGATGCGGGAAGATATGTACCGTTCTGGTCAACTCCGTATAACCCCGCGTTAATTTAAGAGGAAACACAAATGGCTATTTCACAGGCTATGACAACATCATTCAAAGTTGAAATCCTTGGTGGAGACTTTGATTTTAGCAGCGGTACAACACAGGTCTTTAAGATCGCACTGTTTACTTCGTCTGCTACGCTAGGTGCAACTACCACTGCGTATGCTACAACTAATGAGGTTGTGGGTACTAACTACGTGGCAGGTGGTAACACCCTGACTATTTCTGCAAACCCCGCGTCTACGGGCACTACGGCGTTCTTGGACTTTGCCGACACTACGTGGGCTACAGCTACTATTACTGCTCGTGGCGCTTTGATCTACTTATCGAACGGTGGCACTAACCCTGCTGTTGCAGTTCTGGATTTCGGCTCTGACAAGACATCTACTGCGGGTGACTTTACGATTGTTTTCCCTGCGGCTGATTCGAGCAACGCGATCCTACGCATCGCTTAAAATAGGGTTCCGTCATGGTAACGCTAGTAAACAGAGCAAAAATGTCTACCCCCACTACGGGTACAGGCACGCTGACGTTAGGTTCAGCCGAAACTGGTTTTCAGTCTTTTGCTGCTGCCGGTGTAGCGGATACTAATGTCGTAAGATATGTTTTAGAAGAAAGCTCTGCTTGGGAAATTGGTACAGGTACTTATACTGCTTCGGGTACTACGTTAACGCGGACACTTATCCAAAGCTCCACAGGCTCCCTCTTAAACCTTACGGGTCAAGGCGTAGTATTTCTTACAGCAGGGGCTTCTGACCTACAGAATGCGGCAGATATGAACCAGAGTGTCGCTACTACGGACAGTCCTACGTTTGTAGGGGTTACGGGTACAATCAACACAGCAGCACAACCCAACATCACTAGTGTTGGTCCTCTTGCAGGATTACTAGAAATTCTGGGTGGAGCTACTCCAAGTGCTGAAGGTGGAGAACTTCAATTAGATTTAGCGGACGATTATGATGGCACGTATAAACACTATAGATTTGATGTATTTCAAGATGATTTAAGAATTGGCAGACAAGGTCTTACAGACTTTCAAATATACGCGGATGGCACAGCTACATTTTTTGGTACTTTAGCGGCGACTTTATCTACAGCAGCACAACCCAACATCACTAGTGTTGGTACGCTCAACAGCCCAACTATGATAACTCCGGTGCTTGGGACACCTAGCTCTGGAACTCTGTCTGGTTGCACAGTTGACGGAACTAACGATGTTGGATTCAGAAACATCCCGCAAAACTCGAAAAGCGCAGCTTACACACTTGTTCTAGCAGACGCTGGCAAGCACATATTTCATCCCGTGGCGGATAACACAGCTCGGACTTTTACGATCCCAGCTAACGCTAGTGTGGCTTACCCAGTGGGTACAGCAATTACGTTTATCAATATGGCGGTAGCGAATGTTACGATTGCGATCACAACGGACACGCTAACGCTGTCAAGCGCGGGCACAGCAGGCTCTAGAACCTTGGCACAATATGGTTCAGCAACGTGCGTTAAGATTACATCTACGCAGTGGCTAATTAGCGGAAGTGGCCTGACGTGAGCGGGGCATTACAAGCTGTTTTCCAGAACCAACGTAGTTTTGGTACTGCGCCCGGACAGCAAGAGTATACAACTGCGGGGACTTACTCGTGGGTTGCTCCTGCTGGCGTAACGTCAGTATCAGCAGTTTGCATCGCTGGCGGGGCAGGTGGCGTGGGATACCCATCAGGCACTTATGCTATGAGTGGAGGCACTGGCGGCGGTCTGGGCTGGAAGAACAGTATAACAGTTGTCCCAGCAAGTTCTTATACTGTTGTTGTTGGCGCTGGCGGGGTTGGGGTGGCTTATTCTGCAACGGGCGGTACAGGTGGGGACAGTTACTTTGTGTCCGCTGGAACAGTCGCTGGGAACGGGGGGCTAGGCGGTAAATACGCCACTTCCCGCGCTAGTGGCGGTACGTATGTAGGGGATGGCGGTGGAAACGGCGGTGGTACGGAAAAGACTAGTAACAGCGGATACGGCCCATGCGGAGGCGGCGGGGCAGGCGGCTATTCTGGCAACGGTGGAAAAGGGGTAGATAATGGAGGTAGCTCTAACACAGCAGATGGTTCGGGAGGAGGCGCTGCTGGTGGGGGCAACAACAACAACGATGACCGAGGCTATGGCGGCGGAGGTACTGGAATATTAGGGGAAGGAAGTTCTGGTAATGGCAATAAATCCACTGGAGGGGAAGCAGGTTCAGGTGGCAGCAATGGCAATACTGGTGGAGAAGCTGGCGCATACGGTGGTGGCGGTGGCGGTAGTACTTTATCTGACGCAAAGGATGGCGCTGTCGGCGCAGTAAGAATAATCTGGGGCGCTGGGCGGGCCTTCCCTAGCACTAACACGGGTAATGTTTAATGAACTTATATATTCGCTTGCAAAACGGGGAGCCTTTTGAGCATCCTATTTTGGAAGATAATTTCGTCCTCGCCTTCCCTGATGTAGATACAAATAACCTGCCGCCTGAGTTTGCTAGATTCGTTCGCGTTTCACCCCCTAAATTGGGTGTTTATGAAAAAAACCAAACAGTCTCCTATGAATTAGTTGATGGCGTTTATACGGACGTATTTAGCTGCGAGCAAATGACGGAAGAAGAAAAGATCGCAAAGCAAAACGAGATTAACGCAACCTTGCCAGAAGGACAGTAGGGGTAGACTATGCTAGGTTTCAACCCGCTATCTACAGTCCCACTAGGTGATGACGGAGAGACTCCGAGCTATAGTGTTTCTGTTTCCGTTTTCTTTGGAGGTTGGGGCCGAGGTGGTTGGGGCGAGCTAGGGTTTGGAGAAGGCAGTTTAGGGGTCCAAGCCACAGGTGCAGTCGGTACAGTAAGCGTAGGTATTGGGGCCAATGTAGATGTAACGGGGGTAGAAGCCACTGTTACACTAGGCAATATTGCAGTTAACGCCGATGGAGCAATAAACGCTCTCGGCAATGCAGCCACAGGCGAAGTTGGTACGCTAAGTGTCGAAACAGAAGCCATTGTTGCAGTTACAGGCGTAGAAGCCACAACTGCTCTAGGAAACGCCAACGTCCAACAAGGTGTAGGTGTTAACCTTGTTGGCGTACAAGCCACAGGCGCAGCGGGTAACGTAGGGGTCACAGCAGACGCAATAGTCACTGGAACGGGACTGCAAGCCACTGCTACACTGGGCAACATAACAGTACTGCTCCAACAGAATGTCAACGTAACAGGCGTTCAGGGCACTACAGCGCTCGGTGAGACAACTGAGACAGCCGGAGCGAAAGTATACGCCATTGGCGTACAAGCCACAGGCCAAGTCGGAACAGTACTAGTCTGGAGTCAAATAGTTCCGGGTGGCAACCCAAATTGGGTAGACATTGCCCCCATTACTCAAACACCAAATTGGACGGATATAGCGGCATGATAAAAATTAATGAAGCAAAAACTTTGGGTAGCGCAATAGACCCAAAACATGAAATTGAAGTGTTATGTGGCAACTGCGGATATGATGTGGACGAGGCTGAATTAAACGCTGACACTTGTTCGGATTGTGGGGAAGCACTAAACTTACGTCAGAACACAAAGATTTACGCGACAAGCCTTCCCGCCGCTGGCGGCAGCACACTAGCGTAGGTACTGGAGAAACTAGATGGCTACTTATGTAAATAACTTACGGCTCAAAGAAATTACCACAGGTGACGAAGACGGTACTTGGGGCACCAGTACTAACACTAACCTTGAGCTAGTCACTGACGGTTTTAGCTACGGTACAAAGGCGATGGCCGCTGATGCCAATGAAACCTTCACCATGCCTGACGCTACGACAGACGCGACTCGTGGGTTTTACTTAAAGATCACCTCGGGTGTGTCTCTAACAGCTACACGCGAAGTAACGCTCGGACCAGACACGGTGTCTAAGGTGTGGCTAATCGAGAACGCCACTTCAGGCAGCCAGATCATCACGATCAAGCAGGGTTCAGGCGCTACGGTTGACGTGGCTAGTGGCTCTAAGGTCATGCTTATCACAGACGGCTTAGGTGCAGGTGCGGCGGTTATTAACGCTAACTCAACCGAGGCTGGGCCAATCCTTAAAGGCGTAAGTTATACCGCCGCAGTAGGCGAGTTTGTTACCGCTACAGCCGGAAGTATTACCATCACTCTACCTGCCTCACCAATCGCAGGAGACACGGTAACTGTTAAGGACGGCACAGGTGCAGCAGCTACCACTACTTTTACCGTAGCCCGGAACGGCTCAAACATCGCAAGCTCTGCAACTGACTTGGTTTTCGATAAGAACTTTGCCGAGATAACCATGACCTACATTGATGGCACGATTGGCTGGAGTGTATAAATGTCTAATTTGTCGGAATTGCTGCCGACAGGCAGTGGACAGAACTCTGTAGACTTCGTGGCTAGTGGAACTCTAAGTTCTGGGCAGACTGTTGCTTTAAAGGCTGATGGGACTGTTAGTGCTGTTACGGAGGATACAGTAGGCACTTCTGTAATCTTTGGTGAAGCCAGTACCGTCATATCAGCAACCTTCGACCCAACTAACGATAAGGTGGTTATTGCTTATAACGATGTTGGCAACTCAAACTACGGCACAGCAATTGTAGGAACAGTGAGTGGAACGTCCATCAGCTTCGGTACTGCCGTTGTCTTTGAAAGTGCAAACATTTCCACCTCACCAGCCTCAGCAATTTACGACTCAAACGCTAATAGAATAGTTATTGCTTATCGGGATGTTGCTAACTCAAGATTTGGAACAGCCATAGTCGGGACGGTGAGTGGGACAACTATTAGCTTCGGCACTGCCGTTGTCTTTGAAAGTGCAGACACCTATTCCCCATCAGCAACCTTCGACTCAACCAACAATAAAGTGGTTATTGCTTATGTCGATATTGGTAACTCAAACAACGGCACAGCCATTGTAGGAACAGTGAGTGGAACGGCTATTAGCTTCGGTACTGCCGTTGTTTTTGAAAGTGTAGGTATAAGTGATCCATCCGCAACCTACGACTCAAATTCAAACAAAATAGTAATTGCCTACAATTCAGGCTACGGCACAGCAATTGTAGGAACTGTGAGTGGAACAGCTATTAGCTTCGGCACTGCTGTAGTTTTTGAAAGTGCAAGCAGTTACTACATATCCTCAACCTACGACTCAACTAATAATAAAGTAATTATTGCTTACGCGGATGTTGGCAACTCATACTACGGAACAGCTATTGTAGGAACTGTAAGTGGAACGTCCATCAGCTTTGGCACTCTCGTTGTTTTTAATAGTGCATCCACCCAAATTGGCTTATCAGCAACTTATGACTCAAACGCTAATAAAACAGTTATCGCTTATCGGAATGTTGGTAACTCAGGCTACGGCACAGCAATTGTAGGAACAGTGAGTGGAACAGCTATCAGCTTTAACACACCCACAATCTTTGAAAGTGAATCCAGCACCTACATATCCTCAACCTACGACTCAACCAACAATAAGGTAGTTATTGCGTATAGCAATTATGACGGGGGCTACGAAGGTAAAGGGGTTGTTTTTACTGTTGGCTCTCCTACCAACACAGACTTCATAGGCATAACAGCCGAGGCTATCTCTGACACAGCCACAGGCCCAGTAAACGTCTACGGCGGCATTAACACCGTTCAGACAGGGCTAACCATAGCCTCTGATTACTACGTTCAGGCAGATGGGTCACTAACCACAGCCAGTGCATCTCCTGCGGTCAAAGTAGGCCAAGCGATCTCCGCAACCACAATTAACATGAAGGATTTGACATGAGTAATCTTTCAGATTTACTACCTGCTGGCGCGGGTGGCAAGCAAGTCGATTTCGTGGCTAGTGGCACGTTGGGGTCTGGGGTTACTGTTGCTTTAAGGGCTGACGGGACGGTTGAGGCTGTTGGGGTGACTCCAGAGGGGGCAGGTACTGCCGTTGTCTTTGAAAGTGCAAGCAGTTCCTACATATCCGCAACTTACGACTCAACTAATAATAAAGTAGTTATCGCTTATATTGATGCTGGCAACTCAAGCTACGGAACGGCTATTGTAGGAACAGTGAGTGGAACGTCCATCAGCTTCGGCACTGCCGTTGTTTTTGAAAGCGCAAGCAGTAATTACATATCCGCAACCTACGACTCAACTAACGGTAAAATAGTCATTGCTTATAAGGATCAGGGTAACTCAAGCTTTGGAACAGCCATAGTCGGGACGGTGAGTGGAACGAGTATCAGTTTCGGTACTGCTGTAGTTTTTCAAAGTGGAAACAGTAACTACAACTCAGCGACCTACGACTCAACTAATAATAAAGTAGTTATCGCTAGCGCGAACTGGGATAACTCAAGATTTGGAACAGCCATAGTCGGGACGGTGAGTGGAACGGCCATCAGCTTCGGTACTGCCGTTGTTTTTGAAAGCGCACAGAGTGACTACATATCCGCAACCTACGACTCAACTAACGGTAAAGTAGTTATTGCTTATCGCGATGCTGGCAACTCAAGCTACGGAACGGCTATTGTAGGAACAGTGAGTGGAACGGCTATTAGCTTTGGTACGCCCGTTGTCTTTGAAAGTGCAAGCAGTTCCTACATATCCGCAACTTACGACTCAACTAATAATAAAGTAGTTATCGCTTATAGTGATGCTGGCAACTCAAGCTACGGAACGGCTATTGTAGGAACAGTGAGTGGAACGTCCATCAGCTTCGGTACTGCCGTTGTTTTTGAAAGCGCACAGAGTGCCTACATATCCGCAACCTACGACTCAACTAACGGTAAAGTAGTTATTGCTTATCGCGATGCTGGCAACTCAAGCTACGGAACGGCTATTGTAGGAACAGTGAGTGGAACGTCCATCAGCTTCGGTACTGCCGTTGTCTTTGAAAGTGCAAGCAGTTCCTACATATCCGCAACCTACGACTCAACTAACGGTAAAATAGTCATTGCTTATAAGGATCAGGGTAACTCAAGCTTTGGAACAGCAGTTGTTTATTCTCTGGCATCATCAAACAACACCTCCTTCATAGGCATAACAGACGCAGCTATATCAAGCGCGGCCAGCGGCTCGGTAACAATCAAGGGTGGCATCTCTACCAACGTCACAGGACTCACAGCTAACTCTACATACTACGTCCAATCAGACGGCACACTGTCCACCGCATCCTCTAGCGTACTAGCAGGCAAAGCCTTGTCCTCGACCAGCATTAACTTGGATTACACAACATGAGCAATTTGAGTGAGTTAATACCTGCTGGAGCAGGGGCCAAGAGTGCAAATTTCGTAGCGTCTGGCACGTTGGGTAGTGGGGTTACTGTTGCTTTAAAGGCTGACGGGACTGTTGAGGCGATTACTGAGACTCCAGAGGGGGTTGGCACACCCGTTGTCTTTGAAAGTGCAAGCACTGCCGACTTATCCGCAACCTACGACTCGGCTAACAATAAAATAGTTATTGCTTATCGGGATGTTGGTAATTCTAGCTACGGCACAGCAGTTGTAGGAACAGTGAGTGGAACGTCCATCAGCTTTGGCACACCCGTTGTCTTTGAAAGTGCAGCCAGTGATCTCATGTCAGCAACCTTCGACTCAACTAACGGTAAAGTAGTTATTGCTTATTACGATGGTGGCAATTCAGACTACGGAACAGCTATTGTAGGAACTGTAAGTGGAACGTCCATCAGCTTCGGCACTGCTGTTGTCTTTGAAAGTGCAGCAACCTTTGTTAATTACATATCAGCAACTTACGACTCAACTAATAATAAAATAGTTATTGCTTATGGGGATGCTGGTAACTCAAACTACGGCACAGCTATCGTAGGAACAGTGAGTGGAACAGCTATCAGCTTCGGCACTGCTGTAGTTTTTGAAAGTGCAGCCAGTGATTACATGTCAGCAACCTTCGACTCAACCAACAATAAAGTAGTTATCGCTTATCAGGATGCTGGTAATTCTAGCTACGGCACAGCCATTGTAGGAACTGTGAGTGGGACGTCCATCAGCTTCGGCACTGCCGTTGTTTTTGAAAGCGCAAGCAGTAATCGCAACTCGGCAACCTACGACTCAACTAGCGGTAAAGTAGTTATTGCTTATCGGGATCAGGCTAATTCAGGCTACGGCACAGCTATTGTAGGAACTGTGGGTGGGACGTCCATCAGCTTCGGCACTGCCGTTGTTTTTGAAAGCGCAAGCAGTGTCTACATATCCTCAACCTACGACTCGGCTAACAATAAAATAGTTATTGCTTATGCTATATCAAGCTACGGAACGGCTATTGTAGGAACAGTGAGTGGAACGTCCATCAGCTTTGGCACACCCACAGTCTTTGAAAGTGCAACCAGTAATTACATATCAGCAACTTACGACTCAACTAATAATAAAATAGTTATTGCTTATGAGGATGATGGCAACTCCAGTTACGGCACTTCGGTTGTATTTACAGTAGGCTCATCAAACTCCTCCTCCTTCATAGGCATAACAGACGCAGCCATCTCCAGTGCAGCCACAGGTACAGTTATCGTGCAGGGTGGTGTGAGTACTAGCGTGACAGGCTTAACGGCTAACACTGACTACTACGTCCAAGGTGACGGAACTATCTCCGCTACCGTATCAACCGTCCCTGCGGGCAGGGCATTATCAACAACCTCAATCCTATTGGAAGGATAATTATGAAAACTATTATTGACGATCTAAATTGCTCTAAGTACCTCGTTGCAGATGACTACTCCGTTGTAGTTAGTGCAGAACACATCGAGATGGGCGACCCTGCTAATCTTGACTTTATCATCGCAGACTTGAACAGCTCTAACTCTACTGTAATCGAGGGTGTTACTACTCCTGACGATTGGTACGGCTGTAAGTACAACTGCGCGGCTGACGGCACTTGGACAGCGGTAGTAGACTGGATTGATCCGCGCCTTGAAGAAGCAGTATAAGTAACGGAGCAGTCCTGTGACAAAAGAAGAGATGGCTAATTTGATAGAGCAGTCTGCCGAGCTTGGTGCTAAAAAAGCCTTGCGCGATATTGGACTTAGCGATGATAAAGATTTGCTGACTGATGTCTCCGAGCTTAGATCGTTGTTAGATTCGTGGCGCACTGCAAAACGAACGGCTGGTAAAACAGTCATTCAAGCGTTGACTACGATCTTTTTAGCAACACTTATGGCTGGAGCATATTTCAATTTCACGGATAAACAGTGAGCCACTTCGAGACAGCCTTGGTAGCGGAGGCCGTTGACGGAGGCTGGATGCTGCACGAAGAACTTGTTTACCACAGTGATATTCTTGGACGTATTGTTACTGTGCCTGCTGGATACACGACGGACCTAGCAAGTGTGCCAAGGTTATTACGGTGGATAGTCCCTGTAGCTAACGCTAAGAACAGAAAGGCGGCGGTGATACACGACTATCTTTGCACACATGGGGATGGTGTCGTTAAGAACCAAAAACAATCAGATAGGGTATTCCGCGAGGCGTTGGGCGTACTAGGTCTAGGCAGGTTTAAGTCAGGCGCTCTGTACTACCCAGTACGCATATTTCAGTCAATCAAAGGATGGTTCTTATGAAAGCATTGAGTATTTTTCCCTTGTTTTTATTCATGACTAGCTGCACGCAGTTAAATAGTCTCGAAATTACCCCTGAAGACAATGCTATGGCGTGTCTAAAAGGTAGCACTAATGCTGCTGGCGCTTTCCTTGGCGCGAATGTGTCGGGCATTACCGTAGAGTTACCGGCCTCTGTGGATACTTCTGGCTGGACAGCGGAAGACTGGAAGACTCTAGCCGAGCTTTGCGACTAGGATGCAGAATCTAATTGAGATGCTTAAACGGCATGAGGGTGAGGTTGTCACTAATGGCCGTCATCTTATCTACAAGTGTCCTGCGGGCCACTGGACTATAGGTATTGGCAGGAATGTCGATATTAACGGTGGGTTGGGCCTCTCTGAGGAAGAAGTAAATTTCCTTTTAGAAGGCGATATAGCGCGAATAATCAAGGAACTAAGCTCTGAGTACCGCTGGTTTGCCGACCTTGATGATGTGCGAAAAGATGCTATGATTGACATCAGCTTTAACCTCGGTGCTACTAAGCTACGCAAATTCGTATTAGCACTAGATGCGATGGAACGAGCAGACTACAAATCTGCCTCGGAAGAATTCTTAGACTCAAACTGGAGCCGCACCGTTAAAGGGCGCTCCGTTGAACTCGCATCTATGATCGCCACAGGCGAGTACCCAGAATAAGGTTGAATAATGCCGTTACAGAAGCTACAGCTAAAGCCGGGAGTTAACCGCGAAAACACGCGCTATACCTCTGAAGGTGGTTGGTACGAGGCGGATAAAATACGCTTTAGGCAAGGTACGCCAGAAAAGATAGGTGGATGGCAACGTATTTCTGCGGACACGTTTCTGGGTGTGTGCCGTTCCCTTTGGAACTGGGTAACGCTAGGCGGCCAAAACCTCATTGGTGTGGGCACTAATCTCAAGTTCTATATAGAACGGGGCGGTGCGTACAATGACATTACCCCTATTCGCGCAACTGCAACGCTAACTAACCCCTTTACTACTACTAACGGCCTAGCCCTAGTGACCGTAGATGACGTAGCACATGGGTGTATTACTGGCGATTTCGTTACCTTTAGCGGCGCTACTACAGTTGGCAGCCTAGACTTAAACAACGAATACCAAGTCACTGTTGTTACCGTAGACCAATACACCATAACGGCCTCTTCTAACGCTAATGCTACAGCTACTGGCGGCGGCACAGTAACGGCAAGCTACCAACTAAACACAGGTTCTTCTATTAGCGTACCGCTTACCGGGTGGAGCGCAGGCGCTTGGGGGCTTGGTACATGGGGAAACAGTGGAGTTACCACGTCTCCTATCCGGTTGTGGAGCCAGTCTAACTTTGGTGAAGACTTAGTGTTTGCGTACCGTGGTGGTCCTATTTGCTATTGGGATGCAACCAACGGAGTTGTTACGCGGGGTTTAATTGTTAACGCAACGAATTTCCCCCTACAATCCGACTGCCCTACTATTGTTAATAGCGTAACTGTGTCGGACATATTCCGCTTTGTAATAGCTTTTGGCGCTAACGACCTAGGCACTGTGGTTCAAGACCCGATGCTTATCCGCTGGTCTGACCAAGAAGACTTCCAAGACTGGACTCCTACTGCGGTTAATCAAGCTGGTAGCTTACGCTTGTCGTCAG